TACGGCAACGAGCTCGGCATCTTCACCGACGCCACTCGGGTGACCGATGTCAAGGTTGAGGAGATCATCGTTCAAGCAGCGGACGATGTGACCACGATCCTCGACACAGATTTCCCTGCCAGCATGAATCAATTCGTGAAGCAGGCCATCGCGCTCAAGGCAGCTGCGATGGTCGAGCGCGCGTACTACGCTGAGCAGATCAACAACAACCGCTCTCCCTATCCGCAGCTCATCGAGGAGTACGAGTGGCTCATGGGCACGCCCGACAAACCGGGCTGGCTCATGAACGCACTGAAGCGCGAAGAAGAGGAGACCGGTGATCCCGCGTTGAGCGGCAGCGCACACTATTGGTTCCCGCCTGCCGACCCGAGGATTGAACTAGGGGTCAAGAATTGAGCGTCATGACCATCACCATTCAGGGTGAACAGGTCATGGCGCACAAGCTGCGGAAGATGGGTGAAGCAGCCATTCGCGCCTATCCTGCCATGGAGAAGATTGCCGCCTACCTGATGGAAACGGAGGCGAGGATCTTCGAAGCCCAGGGCAGGCGCGGCGGCGGAAGTTGGAGCATGTACTCGGATGAGTGGGGAGCGCGCAAGTTGCGGGAAGGTCTCGACCTGCGCATCAACATCGCTACCAAGAAGCTCATGAAATCAATGAGCGAACCGGAAGCTCCACATCAAATTCTTCACATCGGCTACCGTCACGTGCGACTAGGGTCTGACCTGCCGTATGCTGACGTCGCCAACGAGAACCGTCCGTTTACCCGGTTGCTTCCGCGCGACCGTGCCATCATGCGGCAGATCGTTGCGGACTACATCGTAGAAAGGTTCAAGCGCGCGTGAGCACGCCAACCATCTTTGGCCCGATCATCAGCGCCGACCAGCTAGAGGGTTGGGTACAGCAGACACTTGAGAGTTGGTGGACGACATACGCGCGTGAGTACGAACTTCAGCAGGGGATGCCAGAGGACTCCCTGCCCGAACCGCGCTCCTGGGTTGTAGCTGAAGAGGTCGAGCGCGAGAGCGCTGACCAGCTGCCGGCAATCGTGATCGTGAGCCCAGGGCTCAACGGCGACCGTCCCATTCAGGAAGGAAGCGGTACGTTCGATGCCACATGGCTCATCGGTGTGGGCATATTCTGCTCAGCTACCACGCGCAACGACACGACGAAGCTCGTGCGGCAGTACGGTGCCATTATCCGGTCGATCATGTTGCAGAAGCAGACGCTTGGTGGCAACGCAAATGGCACCACCTGGATGGACGAAAGCTACAACGACGAGTTCAACTTCACGGACGACTTGACCATCAGTGCTGGGCAGGTCATCTTTGAGGTACAAGTTGCCGATGTAGCCAATCGGTACGGCGGGCCTGCCGATCCTGCGCCTGACACCGCGCCAGGCAGTCAGTGGCCGGAGGTCGAAGAGACGTTCATCGACATCGAGAGGAAGGAGGATCAGTAGTGGCGGAAGCAAAGAAGAAGTCGTCGTCATCGTACCGGTACATCGGCACGTACGCAGCAACACTCGCCAACGGCCGACCCATAGAGCCCGGTGAGTACGTGGACCTCGACGCTGACGCGGTGAAGGACAACGAGGCCATGATCGACGACAAGAAGCTCATCGAGGTCAACAAGGAGGGCTGATGACTCTGCCAGGGACAGTAGTCACTCTGCGCGAGACTCCGCCTCCGGTCAGCGCCCCAACCGATACCACCACGTGGTTCGTGACGGGTACAGCTGATCAGGGACCGCTGTTCCCGGTGCTCATCAAGAGCCTGGCGGAGTTCACGCGGGTGTACGGGGCGAGGACGTCCTACTCGATCCTGTACGACGCCATTGACGTCTTCTTCCGAGAGGGCGGCAGTAGCGTGTACGTCAACCGACTGGTAGGTCCCGCTGCCACGATCGGTACGCTCAATCTTGCGGGAGCGAGCGGAACATCGCTCGTGGCTTCCGCAATCGGCCCTGGGTCGTACTCGACAGGAATCAAGGTCGGGATCGTCGCAGGGTCGGTGGGAGGCACGTATCAGATCCAGGTCACGGACGCCGCGACACCTACTCCGAACATCTTGGAGCAGAGCAGCGATCTGACGTCTCAGCAGGACGGCGTGACTTGGGGACAGAACAGTGGCTACATCCGGATTGCTCTGGGAGCAGGCACGGGCAACCCGAACGTTGCGGCTCCATCTGCTCTGTCCGCCGGATCGGACGATCGGGCCAGCATCACCGAGGCGCAGTGGACGGCTGCGCTCAGCGGCTTCTCGATCGATCTCGGGCCTGGCCAGGTTTCTGCGCCAGGGCGCACAACCGACACGGCGCACACGGATCTGCTGGCCCACGCCGTCTCACATCGGCGGGTGGCATTGCTCGATCCGCCTGATTCGCCGACCACCGCAACGCTCAAGACGGCTGTTTCGAATGCGCGTACGGGCAACCAGCGCTTCGGGGCGATGTTCGCTCCTTGGTGCCAGGCACCCGGCGTCATTCCTCAGACGTTGCGAACGGTGCCGCCTTCAGCGCTGGTCGCTGCGCTGATCGCGAGGAACGAAGAGCAGTACGGGCCCAACTCACCGTCCGCAGGCATCAAGGGTCTGGCTCGCTACTGTTCGGCAGCGTCGCAGCCGCCATGGACTGACGTGCAGCGGGAGGACCTCAACGAGAATGGCGTCGATGTCATCCTCACCAGGTTGGGTGCCTTCCAGGTCTACGGCTGGCGGACGCTGGTCAATGACGAGGCCGACCCGAACTGGGTCGACTTCGGAAATGCCCGCCTGTTCATGGCGATCGCTGCTGAGGCCGACGCCATCGCCGAAGGTTTCGTGTTCGGCATGATCGACGGCCAGGGGCAGCTCATCTCCGACTTCGGCGGTGATCTGTCAGGGATGCTCCTGCGGTACTACACCCAGGGCGCTCTGTACGGCTCAACGCCGGACGAGGCGTTCTACGTGGACGTGGGGCCACAAGTCAACACTCCGACGACGATCGCGGCGAACGAGCTCCACGCGGTCCTCAATGTTCGGATGTCACCGTTCGCGGAGCTCGTCGCGATCGAGATCGTGAAGACCCCAATCACTCAGGCGGTGGTCTAGGTGCCAGGACCCACCAGGCAAGACACTTGGCGCGTCACGCTCTCGCTCCAGCACCCGCTCACCGGAAAGTGGCAGCCATGGGGTGTCTGGGACAAGCTGAGCGGCGGCGCGGTCGACTCGGACGACAGCAAATACTACCCAGGCGGGATGGTCGACCCCGTATCCCTGGGTGGTCGCAGGACCGTCGACAATCTCACGATCTCGCGCCTGTACAGGCTCGAACGTGATCAGGGTCAGATCAACACCCTGATTGTCGCGGCAGGGAAGTCGAAGGTGCTCGTCAAGAAGCAGGCCATGGACATCGAGGGCAACGTGTACGGCAAGCCGCTCGTGTACAACGGCAGGCTCAAGCGTGTCACCCCGCCGGAAGTTGACTCGGAGGCCTCCGGGGCAGCGCTGGTGGAGATCGAGATCACGGTTGACGGCTTCCCGTCGGTGAACTAACTGGTCACAGGGAGGGAGCATGGAAGATCATGATCGGGAAGTGACCCAAGCACCTGAGGAGGTTGCACCTCTGACGTCAGTGATGGCGGAGGAGGATTCCGGAGGCCAGCCGGACAACCTCCTCGGGGCACTTCGGGAGAAGCGCAAGGAGATCTCCGAGACCAAGGAGACCTACATCGCTATCCCGGGATACGACGGTGAACCGCCGATCCTCATGGCCAACTATCGCCTGATGGACGGCACTGAGATCGACAAGATCGCGCGGAAGATCCGTCATGAGGTCAAGGACAACTGGCAGCGTCAGGTGCTATCAGCAGTCGACCTGATCATCAACGCTTGCCAGGGATTGTACATCGATCTCGACGATGGTAACGAGCCGCAGCCAATGACGCTGAACGGAGTACCCGTCGACGGGTACAACAGCGAACTGGCTACTGCGCTTGAGTTCGAAGCGACGACGGCTCGCCAGGTCGTATTCGGTGTCTTCGGGGGAAACGATGTCGCCATCATGCAGCATAGCGCGAGGCTTGGGCTGTGGATGGCGGATACCACCCGAGACGTGGACATGGACTTCCTGGGGGAAGCGTAAGGCACGACGAGATCACAGCTGCCGCTGAGGTAGCCATCTTCGGGATCGACCCGATGAGGTTTCTCAGGACGAAAGACCAAACTGAGAGGATCGTGATGCAGAAGGTGGCATTCGAGGTCAGGGAGCTACAGAAGAAGTTGGATCTCGAGCGTGCCCAGGTTCAAGCCCAGGAAATCGGAAGGCTGTTCAAGTAGAGCGGCGGCGGTGAACCGTTGAACGAAGTCATCATCAACACCTACCTCGCGGGTGTTAGACGGTTCATCGCCGGTGCTCAGGCAGAGGCTGCTGCCCTTCAGGAGCTCGGGCTAGCCACCAAGCGCACCGGCCTCGAGATGGAGCACGCTGGCAAGCGTGGCTTCATTCTCAACCAGGCGTTGTTCACGATGCGCCGCTTGGCGTACGGGACGACGCTTGCCTTCCTCGCCGGTGGCATCGCTGCCCTCAAGTGGGGACAGGACTACAACACGGCGATTCAAGGAGCGCGCGTAGCCCTCGGTCCGTTCTTCAAGGACTCGGGAGATCTACAGCGCAACTTGGACCAGTTGTGGACGATCGCCAAGTACAGCCCGTTCCAGATCAAGGACATGACGATGGCGTTCGCGAAGATGGCGCCACCTCTGAAGCAGCTGGGCTTCACCGGGGACGATGTCACGCGAACCCTCAAGGATTTGACGGACGCGTTATCCGTCGGTATGGCTGGCCGGGTGACTCCGGCAGCACTCAACCGCGCGTCTGTGGCGCTACAGCACTTGGCGTTCATCGGCAGGCTCACCGGAATGTCCGTCCTTCAGCTAGCGCGCGATGGCTTGCCGATCTACGCTGCGCTGCGCAAGGAGTTGGGGCTGACAGCTGACCAGATGCACAACGTCGGGAAGATGGGCATTCCGGCAACGGTTGCGATTCAGGCGCTACAGCATTACATCGAGACGACTCCCGGCTACATGAATGCTGCCCAACGTCTCTCGAACAAAACTTTCACCGGCCTCTTCTCTCAGCTGAAGGATAACATCGCCAAGAGCATGGGCGATGCTGAGAAGGGTTGGTTCCATGGGTTCCAGGGAATGTTGGTAACGGTCAACAACTTCTTCACCCGGCTTCAGCAGAACCAGAAGAAGACGACGGACATCTGGCACGCGCTCGACATGACCATCAGCCCGAGCTCCCACCGGTTCCTCCACATCTTCAATCTGATCAATCGTGCGATACACA